TTCCACAACTCTAGCTGTTCGATAGCTGTCATCTCGTCACGTGTGACTGCACCCTCTGGTGACTTCATTGCAAACGAGAAGACAGTAGTGGAGTCTGGCTTCATCACACACGCCTCGCTGTACACACCCTGTTCCTTGAGGAACTGAGTAAGCGGGTCTTTGTTGTCGCCACGAACCGTACGGATGTAGTGTTCGTTGTGACGGGCGTGGATGCCACTAGCGGCGTCTACGAGTTGCGACACAGTGCCCGACGGCTTTACACAAGTGATAGCAGCGGAAGGAGGGATTCCAAGCATCTGGGCAAACTTGAGATTGGTATCGACGGCGACTTGCTTCATCTCTTCGAGCCAGCGAGGGGAATCTACGGTTTTGGATAAAATCGAGTGGTCCATAATACCAGTCAAGGAAACGCCCAATAAGCGTTCTTCTTCTGTGTTGTCTCGCCATACTTTCCTCAGATACTTAAAGTCGGTCAGTGTGGACTGCAGGGTGCCCAAGATAGTTGCAAGACGTACCTTGCGCTTCAAGGACTCCAGCGTGTCGTTTTCTCGTACGACCACCTCTGACAGGTTACAAAACTGATAGGGACGCAGAATGATCTCAGAGCAGGGATTAGTGCCCCACATGTGGCCCTGTTCACGGCGTCCGTTGCGGCCTACCTGCACGTCTGCAGCCTCACGGTTGAAGATGCCACGCTCTCCTGACTTGGAGTCGTACAGAGCCAACCACTCGCGCATGAACGTACCCATTTCTGGCTTGCCCTTGTAGGCAACAGAGTTGTTAGCCAGCGCACGTTGACCCTCGTTCTCCCACCACGCACCAGACTTGGCATGTGCCATCTGATCGTCATTAAGGTTCGACAGAGAGATCAGGGCGGAGCGACGTACACCGCCGACCACAACGATCTCACCGATCTTGCACATCAAATCGTGGCACTCAATCGGAAACAGCTTGCGTCCTCGTGCCTTGCGAAACAGCGCAACGGTGAAGTGAAACAGATCATCAAGAGGGCCGGGGCCGGATGCACGGCCACCCATAGTCTTGAGCCGCTCACCGGCTGCACGTACACCTGACAAGTCCCACATGGGAACCTGTCCCGCATACAGCAGCGCAATCAACTCACGCAACGACTTGGCCCACCCCGGCTTGGAGTCGCCCACCTTGATCACAGTGTCTGTGTCGTGCATACTGTCGCTGATCACAGGCAGCTTGTCCACGTTCTCACGCTCAACAGAAAAGCCCACACCTGTTCCGCACATCAAGATGTACATGCACTCGTCAAACGAACGGGGGCTGTCTACTGGGATGTAGCTGCAGTTGTAGCCGCAGATATTGTCCCGCTCTAAGGCTGGACCTGCAGTCATCATACCCCGCATGGAAGGCATAATCTCCTGACTGATAATCGCTTGCTCAATGTCGAACAGATCGTTATCCGAGATGTCAAAGTCATGTTTGCTTTTAACATGGTTACGCATGAAGTTTGTATAACGATACACGGTCTCGTCCCAGTTTTCACGGCGTTGCTCGGAGTCGAGCCAACGGGCGTAACGGGACTTGTGAATGAATTGTTGATAGGGTGTGGGCAGCATGTTATCCACGGTTTCTCTCCTCAATAAGTTTTTCTAAGTACCACTGTGCCTTTTTCAAGTCCTCGACACCATTCTTGTAGCGATACCGCCACAGGTACTTTATTATGTTGCCTTGCAGGTAGTATTCGTATCCGTCGCTTGTAGCGGCACGGATAGCATCTATGCACTCAATCCCTGCTTGATTGTAATGCGGTGGCGAATTCACCATGTCAGGCTTGTTCGCATAAAATGTGTCAAGTAATTCTTCTTCTCTAGCTGTCCACTCTTCTCTTTTCATCTTCATGTACGCCTCGTGTCTCATCGAATCCGGACTGATCATCTGTCGTCGCCGTCGCCCTGCAGCTTACCCATAGCCTTACGTGCCTGAAGTTTGTACACGTTCATCTCTGCAATCTGCTGCAAAGAATAGCCTAGATCATCTGCAAGGGTAGCGCAATACCAGAGGACATCCCCGATCTCCTTTGCGATCTGATTCCGATACTCAGCATCATCTCGCCCGTCACGAATTATCTTCTTTACCTTGTCAGCAACTTCGCCAGCTTCACCAGCCAGCCCGAGAGCCGGATAAGTGATCTTCATACGCTCCGGATAAATGGCAAAGCCCCGTGCTTTCATTTGATAATTATTGAGGTTCCAGTTTTCTTTGATCATTGTGTCTTACCGAAATTTATCTTGACGATGTTGGTGTCGGGATCGTGCTGAATGTCTACGCCGTTTCCTGCCTCTTCATCCATAGCTGCCTTTGTAGCCTCGAAGGAGAGTCGAGCCAGACCGGCTTGCATCACCCGATCAAAGTCTGACTCCATCAACTCGACAAGACCAGACAGGATCACAGTGCCAGCGGGGATGTATTCGTCATCCTCGTCCTCTTCTGTGGTATCGTAAGCAGTCATGGACACGTGTTCGTCGTCCTCGCCCTGCTTGAAGATCAGGTACCATCTCTCCGGAAGGAGGCTGGCCCGTTCTAGCGTAGTCTGCATTTCCTTATCGTCCATTCTTGTACCACTCCTCTGGCATAGTTCCTTCCGCCCACTCGAAGCCGTGGCGGTCAGCCCATGCACCGTACGTCGTTTTCGATCCCTTGTAAATCTTGTTCCGAGCGTTCTGGAAAAGAATCCGAATGTCGAGGTCAGGATTCTGTTCTTTGACCAGCAGCATCTTCACACGATCATTCTTGTCGAACTTGCCCTTCGCCTCCACAAACACCTCTGTGTCAGGGAAGTAGAAGTCCGGAGTGTAGGTACGCGGCTTCGGAATAAAGGTGACCTTGCGCTTCTCGTACTCAAAGACCACACCGCGTTGACGTAGCGACTTGGCTATGTTCAACTCAAAGTGTGACCTGTATCCACCCATGCCTCTCATAGTACCATTCCTATTGAGTCCATTCTTTTTTTCAGATATCCTGCCAGTTTTGGGGATAGTCTTTGTATACTGTCTAGTTCTTTTGACAGTGGCGATATCGGCACACAAACATTTGCTCCGTTGTAGGATAGTCGACTAATGTTTTGCAACTCGACTTCGATCTGCTTGATGTCACGTGTCTCCGTGTCTGCAGACAAGAAGCCCATGTCCGGAGAGAAGTTCTCGCGCAACGTGAGGGGCAACCCTCGCTCGTTTTGACGAAGGTATGCTACCTTGCGTTCCCCACCGGTTTGCAAAACAGATTCCACAAAGACGTGACGGAGGTCTTTGTTCATCTCCATCAAGTCGATGTCGTAGTCACGTACAAAGATGTAAGGCATCACAGTTCCTTTTTCTTGAGGCGACTGTACCAGACCTTTGGCTTGTTCTTTGCGCGAGATGTTACCTTATCGTGGTAGACAGCGTTGGGCCAGCAGTGATGTTTGAACCCGCACATACCGCATTGTTTTGCAAGGATTTTATTGCCCGTGCGGACATCCTCCCCGTCCTTGCGAAACGTTTCGAACTCGTCCTTGAAGTCTACTGTCGGCTTTTTGGCAGGGTCTGTCAGTATTTTGACACGACGTGCTGCATCCTTGAGATAGTCTGCCTTGTCGTCTTGCGACCAATCCGGCACCTCCACGATGGCTATCTCGCCGCTCGACTTGTTGACCACGATCCAGCCACCGAAGGGTAGCCCTGTGGCCTCTGCGTACAGGAATCCCTGCATGGCATAGCCGAAGGGGTCGTCGTTCTTGATGGCGTCGTAGCCACCAGCACCCGTGTACTTATACTTGAAGGCCCACTCGCTTGCCGACTTGATATCCCACACTTTTTCTTCGCCGAATTCGTCACGCAGGATTACGTCAAGTGTCCCCCTGATCTTGTGACCTGCGATCTCCAGTTCAACGGCGCGTTGAAAGTCTACGATCTCGACACCAGCCTCACGTAGGGCCAGCATCAGTACGGCTTCACTGAGGTCGCCAAACAAAAAACGGAAGAGGGAGTTGTACTCCATCTCTTCCCTGTTGCCTTCTCTTTCGAGAAGTTGTTGACACAGAGGTCGTCCCAGTCCGGACATACGGATACGATAGCCCTCGTCTCCGCGACTCATCTGCTTTGTTATGGCTTCGTTACAGTCCTTAGTGAACTGTGCAATGCTGTCCGGGGAGACAGCTACTTCCCCCCGGACTGCGTTTTCAAGAAAGTCTTGGACTTTAAGCTGCGTCAACATCGACGAAATCCGAAGCAAGATCGGATTCGTCTTCACTGGACTGAAGCTTGACGGACTCGCGATACTGATTGGCGATGGTCTCATTGTGAGCCTTCACAGTTTCCCCAAACATCCTCATCAGTTCCTTGTCTTTGTCCGTAATCGCCACTTCCGAAGAGTACGTCATGACAGGCGTCCAAAATGTGACGCTGCCCTTTTTGTTCTTCGAAGTGTCCAGTCGTGCAACAACCTTCTGCATCACCTTCTTCTGGCGCGAGAGGCCGTCGATAAAGTCAGCAACAGGCTTGAAGCCTGACCGCTTGAAGTAGGCAATGACCGGCTGATCCTCAAGAATCACAGGGTTTCCATCAGCGTCAGCAAACTCGCCACTGACCTTGCCGTACACGACTTGATTACACACTACCGAGCGAGAGTGCAAGTAGCGCGGATCATCCTTTGCCATCTTGTCTTCCTCGTCTCGTGTCAGGCGACCACACTTGTTGGTGCCGGTGTTGTCTGGAAACTCACCCGACAGCACAGTCTTTTGGACTGACTTCTGCGAGAACGAGTTTGTCTCCTGATCCCATACACTGTACTCGTATGTACGCATCAAGACCTGCAGCATCACAGTGTCGGCGTAAATGAACTTGCCATCCATGTACATCTTCCATGATCCGCGAGTCAGCGACACGCCTTCGTCGTTCTCTGCATCGTAGTTGATGTTGAGACGGGGCAGACCAACTTGGCGATTGCCGCCCGTTGACTGACCAGTCGCTTCCATCAGAGCCTGATCATCACCAGTCTCAAATGCTTGAACGAGTTTATCCACATCGTCGAGTGCCATTACGTCTGTCCCTAACATGTTTTCACCTCGTAATTTAGGGTTGTAGAACGATCTTACAGATTTACTTCTTCCAAGTCAAGCCAGTTTTTTCCGATTTTTATTTCGATACCCACCGGCATGTCATAGGTAACACCATATCTCCTCATCGTTTCAAAGGGTAAGGAGAGCATGGCGTGTTTCAACAGGTCGATACAAATATCTTTTTCGTCCGGATGCACGTCCATCACAATCGAATCGTGGACGGTGTTGCATATCACACTCTGGATTTTTGCAGACTCTATGACGCGCTGCAGTGACACCAAAGCCAGAGGCAACAGGTCAGCAGTAGCAAACCCCTGTACCGGATAGTTGCAGATAGCAGTGCGGTTGGTTGCCGTACCCCAGTCTGTCCACCGTGCATCTGGGAAAGCGTAGACCCGACCAGACGGCAGAGATATCTCACGGTGCCGCACAGCATCAGCCTGTAGCTTTTCGTGCCACGTGGCGATGTCTGCGTACTTGTCTTTGAAGTCGTTGTAGTAACGCTTCTGATCTTCGGTGCCGGTTGTGCCACCATACAGAGGCTTGAAGGTGTGTGCCTTAGCCTCTTGTCGGGTACAGCCAATGATGCTGGCGGTGTAGGCATGTACGTCTGTGCCGTTGCGGACATCATCATACACAACTTTGTCTTTGGCAAGGAAGCCAGCCACACGAAACTCTAGTTGCGAGTAATCGCCTTCCATGATGTAGCCATCATCGAAACGACTCTCGACGACCTTACGTATCGCGAATGTCGAACCGCGTGGCATGTTTTGGAAATTCGGATTGCGACTCGAAAGGCGACCCGTCGCCGTAACACACTGCATGAATTCCGGATGGATGAAGCCGTGGTCATCGACGTTGTTTTCCATGCCCTCAACAAACGTGTTGATGTACGTCTTGAGTGCGTTGTATCGCGTGTATGCTGAAACAAATTCACGGGCATCTCCTCTCAGTTCGTCAAGCCTCTCTTCAAGCGTAACCTTGTCTGTGCGAAAGCCAGCGGACGCAGTGTCCCACGTGGTGCGGGGAACGATCTTGAACCCCGCTACTTGGCCCGTAGGCACGTAAAGGACCCCAGCACCGCCACAGGGCTTGCATATGCGTATTGCCTTACCGGGGGTGCCATCTTTACGTAATGCGCGTGTACGGCCTTCTCCGGAGCATTTAGGGCATTGTTCGCCACGGGTCTTATATACAACGTCAGTTTGCCGACGCACTGTGCCCTTGAACTCAGCGGCGGACATGCGGACACGTTGCTTGGGTTTCATGGTGGAGCCACGCATCTCGTGACCCAGATTGAACGTACGTGCCCACGTCTTCTTGTCGCGTACCTTGCGTGAGTAAAGCAACACACTGCGATCATCAGGGCTGGACAGGTTGATGGGCGTGTCACCCATCGCCTCTCGTGCGAGTTGCAAAAGTCGAACCTCTAACTCCTGCATCTCTTCTTCGTACTGCTTACGAATGTCGGCAAGCGTGTCAAGATTGATCCGCAGTCCGTTACGCTCAATCTGCGAGAGCGTGTTGGTCATCTCCAGTGACAGTTTTAGTGTCGGCACGAGGCTCATCAAACATCTCCTCAAAGGTTACGCCAAAGGCGTCTAACTGTTTCAGTGCGATCTCTTCTGTAGCGAGTACGTCCGCA